ATGCAGTTAATACGGAAAGTGAGCTTGATGGCTCCGAGGAGGGCAACGCCACCATCGATGATGTCGTCGTTCATCTGGTCAAAGTAAGTGTCGTTGTTGCGCTGGAAGCGGGACACCTCGGTGAGGGCACCGGCTGCGTTGACTTGATACCACGGGGCGCCGTTGGCACCGGACACAAGGTTATCGGCTTGGATGTTGTTGATGCAACACAAGACGGGTTGCTTTGCAGTCGGGTTGAGTGGACGCTGTGGAGGCAGGACTTGAAGATTTTTTTGAACCGAACCGTACCGGGCACGTTTCAAATACCGGACATCTCGGGCGAGGGAGTTGATGGCGTACGAGTTGCGGCGCGTGTAAGTACGCGTCGTACGGCGTTTCTTAGGGACGGGGACTTTGCGCCCATAGCTAAGACGACGCTTAGCACCACGCATAGGAGAACGGCGTCCGTACCGGGAGCGCATTCCATACGGCATCTCCTCACTCGACAACTGCGATTCATCTGGACTCCGTCGGGATTCATCTTATAGCGAGCTGTGGGTACCAATGGAATTTTTTTTTAGGCGCTGCGCTGTAACACTGAAAAAAAAATTCTGCTCTACTTTATTCTTAACCAACTGGAACAACTGGAACATTTTGGTCAAGAGGGAGAGACGTCGAACGGCTGGAGCCGACGCTCCACAATGGTCCAACACTTCCACCGATCACGGCTCAAAAGGGACAGATCGGGTGAAATGTTGCTGAAGACCCAGATCTGCGGTGAGTCAAACCACCACTCCTTGTACTGGTACCTGGTGTCATACACTTTGCCATTCTTGATCTGCTCGATGGCAGAATACAAGCCGCCGAGCTTGCGCTTGTCCATGGCACGAGGAAGATCGACGAAGACACACTTCGGTTCACGAATCTCCCTGGAGATGAAGATGTCTGCAACAGATGAAATGAGCAGCTGAGCATCATTGATGGGAGGAAGAGTAATGCCACGCTTGTGCAGATCCATCAACGCTGAGATGACAGACTTGCCGTTGTTGCCTGTGGGGTCGTAGACGAGGTTGATCGTGCGAGAATCAAACTGGTCAGCAGAGTCCCAGACATCCTGCTGCCAATAGTACAGACACTGCTCCAGGCCCCTGTACTGCCTGGGAATGTATACGGGAGCATCTTCATCCTTGTCGGTCCAAGGACCATCGATGCGGGTGTCGAGTTTCATGGTGTACATGGCATCACCCATGCAGCTGTTGCTGGAGGACGGTGACAGATGGATGTCACGCCAGTCAAGCTGATCACACAGCTTCTTCAGTTCCTGCAGGCGTTTCTTCTTGAAGAGAGAGCCTCGGCCCTGGTAATGGACATAACCAGTGTCGCCTTCTTCCTTCTGGAAGGACCACTTCTTGAAGACTTGCTTCAGTTTCGGGACAAGTTCGGTGGGGGTGCGATCCCCAGCGGGAAGAGTCCAGTCCCAGACAGCGACGGGAGCTGTCATTTTTCGTCTTTTCTTATAAACTGTGACACCTCCGTACAGTACGGTACGAGGGACGGGATTCTTATACTAAAATGTGAGGACCACCTGTGTGGTCGAGTACGGGGGTTGGGGCTTACCCCGTGTGGGGCTGCGCCCTGAGGTGTAAGGGCGCAGCCCCCCACGGGGTGCGCCCTTTGATCTTGTACAGTGCCTCACAGAGCAGCAGAGCCGACGGAGTCACGCCAGGACACGTAGCGACTGACATTGATTTGGATGTCGGGGTCAGTGGCAGGGAAGGTGTTGGGATCATCAGACGAAATCATGCACCAGATGCGCTGGTGGATAGGCATGTTTTGCACGTTCCAACCGATGCCATCGGTGTCAGGACCTCCATCAGTGGCGGGGTTGGTCGTCTGCTGAGTGACACGACCAAGATACTTGCGAGGAACGTCCATGGAAACATACTTGAGAGAAGCTCCGGTGCCCTTGTTTTCAGGGTCAACCTTGCTGGGATTGAGGAACACGAACTTCGTGCCAATCATCTGAAAGTATTCGGGGTTGAATTTGTTCAACGTGGGATTGGCCATATTTTGGAGCTTGTTGAGTGCAGAAATGGCAGGAAGCTGCTGAATCTCACTCATAGTCGTGGGAGACACAAGAGCGCTGGAACGCTGCTTGAACAGGTCGATCCGAACACGCTTGTTGGAGATCTGAACTCCATTGTCAGGAATGCAGTTAATACGGAAAGTGAGCTTGATGGCTCCGAGGAGGGCAACGCCACCATCGATGATGTCGTCGTTCATCTGGTCAAAGTAAGT